GTTGAAGGCGGAGTTCGTCTTGGCGTTTCGAGCCGCGGTATGGGTTCACTGGAACGCAACGGCAACATTATGTCGGTCAAATCCGACTTTGTACTTTCCACCATTGATATTGTTCAGGATCCTTCTGCTCCAGAAGCCTTCGTCAATGGTATCATGGAAGGCGTTGAATACTTTGTTCGCGGTAATGAAATCATTGCCGAGAAGATTCAAAAAGAAATCAACCGTACACCGTCCAAACAGCTTATTGAAGCTCAGGTACGGGTGTTCAAAAACTTTCTCGATGCAATTGTTCTTAAATAATTGCTCAAGACTTTCTATTATGGGTAAAACTGAAGATGCTAATTATGGTAACGTGAATACATCCAAGGTAATTCGTGAATTAACAGAGACTGATCACAAGCAATTCTCGCTTGATATCCTCTCTAAACTTTAACCACTATACTATTATAGTAGGCTAAATCTAAAACAAATATGTCACACACATCAAAAGGTCAAGTCGATCTCATTGAAGACATCACTGTTGAGGAACTACTTGCTGATGGACTCGTTGAAGATGTTGAAGTTTCTGGCGAGGAACAAGGCAAGAAGAAGCTTGATGACGAAGAAGGTACTGCTGATGCTCCAGTAGCAAATGCTGTACCGACCGATGCGCCTGCCGCGGATGCTGTAAAACCAGCCGCCGATGCAGTTGCGTCCGCAGTGAGTGCTGCTCCAGTGGCGGTTGCGCCACATTCTCTGGGAAAACCAGAGTCTCCAGCACTTGCACCAGAGGTTCAAAAGTCCGTTGCAGCTACCGACGCAGCTATTGCTGCTGCTCCAGTTGCACAGGCTCCACAGACCAAAGCTGGGCTCATCAACGCAATGTACCAACATATGTCAACAATGAAGACTGAGGATCTTGCCAATGTTTACAGCACTCTAACGACTCCACAAGAGACGCCAAAGGCTGAAGAACCAAAGGCAGGTTCCGAAGACGATTCAGAAGCTGAAAAAGCCGACGAAAAAGGTGAAGACGAACAGCAACCAGAAGCAGAGAAATCTGCCGATGACGAAGAAAAAGACAAGAAAGAAAAAGATGACGTTAAGGAAAACCTTGATGTCCTCTTACAGGCCGAAACCTCTCTTTCCGAATCTTTCCGTTCTAAGGCATCTCAGCTGTTTGAATCAACCGTTAAGGCCAAACTTGCAGAAGAAGTCTCCCGCATTGAGGAAAATTACCGCTCCCAACTGGATGAAGAAACAACTAAAATTGCTTCTTCGCTCTCAGAAAAGGTCGACAGCTATCTTAGCTATGTCGTAGGTACCTGGATGGAAGAGAACAAAGTTGCAATCGAATCTGGTCTACGCACCGAAATCGCCGAAAATTTCATTAACGCATTGAAGAATGTGTTTACTGAAAGCTACATCGAAGTTCCAGAAGGCAAGGAAAATCTTGTTGATACACTCAATAAGAACGTTGCTTCCCTTGAAGAACAGCTGATGAAGGCAACCGAATCCAACATGAAACTCAATGAGTCTGTAAACGCCCTCAAGCGCAACCAGATCCTTGCTGAGGCTTCAGTCGGTCTTGCTTCAACAGAAGCAGTCAAGCTCACCAGTCTGTCAGAAGGTATTGATTTTGAAGATGCTGAATCTTTCACAAAGAAAGTTCGGTCCGTCAAAGAATCTTACTTCCGCAAGATTGTTAAGAAGTCCAAAGAAAATGAAGTAGAAACCGCCGTACTCAATGAATCAGAACAGGAAACTGAACTGACTCCCGTAATGGCAGCATATTCTTCAGCAATTACCCGCACACTCAAGTCATAAACAATTTAACTCCTAACTAAAGGACTTAACTCACATGTTCAACTCAGAAAAACTCCAAGAAAAGTGGAATCCTATCATCAACCATAAGGATCTCCCATCAATCAAAGATAACTACCGCCGTTCGGTTACAGCGTGCATTCTTGAAAATCAAGAAAAAGCACTCCGTGAAGAACGCGCTCAGTCGTCTTTCCAAGGTCTCAATGAGACCGCTGCTAATGCTACCACCGGTGGCACAGGCAACATCGCTAACTGGGATCCAATCCTCATTAGCCTTGTTCGTCGTAGCATGCCAAACCTGATCGCCTACGACATCGCTGGCGTTCAACCAATGAGCGGACCAACCGGTCTGATCTTCGCTATGAAGAGCAAGTACACCTCACAAGGTGGAACTGAAGCTCTCTTCAACGAAGCCGATTCAGCATTTGCTGGCACCGGCACCAGCGGCGGCGATTCTTCATCTCTCCCATCTGCTAAAGGTGGAACAGGTGCAGACAGCGATACCGATACCGTTTCCGATACCTTTTCAGTTGGTACCGGTATGGCCACCAGCACTGCTGAAGGTCTCGGTTCAGGTTCTTCCGGTGCAGGTTCATTCGGCGAAATGGCTTTCTCAATCGAGAAACAAACCGTTACCGCTAAGACCCGCGCTCTGAAGGCTGAATACACCATGGAACTTGCTCAAGACCTCAAGGCCGTCCACGGTCTTGATGCAGAATCTGAGCTCGCTAACATCCTCTCTGCTGAAATCCTCGCGGAAATCAACCGCGAAGTTATCCGCACGATCAATGTAAAAGCCAAGCTCGGTGCACAACAAGCAAACGTTGCCACAAAGGGTAACTTCAACCTCCTCACCGACTCTGATGGTCGTTGGAACGTTGAACGCTTCAAGGGTCTTCTTGTTCAAATCGAACGCGAAGCGAATGTTATCGCAAAAGAAACACGTCGTGGCAAGGGTAACTTCATCCTCTGCTCTTCGGATGTTGCTACCGCACTCGCAGCTGCAGGCGTACTCGACTACGCTCCAGCACTCAGCACCAGCCTCGAAGTTGACGATACCGGCAATACCTTTGCTGGCGTTCTCAACGGTCGTACCAAGGTCTACATTGATCCATATGCCACTGTTGACTACGTCACCAGCGGTTACCGTGGTACCAATCCGTATGACGCAGGTATGTTCTACGCACCATACGTTCCACTCACCATGGTACGTGCAGTCGGTCAATCTGACTTCCAACCACGTATCGGATTCAAAACCCGTTACGGCATGGTCGCAAATCCATTCGCTGAAACTAATGTCTCCGACATCAGCAACGGCACCGGAACCAATCGCGCCAACAGATACTTCCGTATCTTCGGTGTCTCTGGTCTCCTTGACAATGGCTAATCAGTCTCGGTATCTTGATTGATACCGGTTTTTTAAAGAGGGGAGTCCGAAAGGGCTCCCCTTTTTAGTTTATAAATACTTGTATGAATAACCTTACTCAGAACAAAAACTACCTTTCACCAACAGGATTTAAGGTAAGCATTAATGCAAATGAATTTGCAAACCTTGAGTATTTTTGCACGGTTACATCCATTCCGGCTCTCAGCCTCGGCGAGGTATCGACTCCCTTCCGCAATCAACAGATGTATACTCCAGGAGACCGTTTGGATTACGCATCGTTTGATATGCGTTTCATCGTCTCCGAGAACATGGAAAATTACCTTGAACTTTACAATTGGATCCGTAACAATGCCGAAGAGAGCAAACGGAAGTCTGCCGATATGATTCTCCATATTCTTACATCAAGTAATAACCCAAACAAGCGTATTCGTTATGTTGATGCATTTCCCACAAGCATCGGTGCAATTGAATTTCATACTCAGACTACCGATGTCGAATATGTGAGTGTTGATGCTTCATTTAGATATACCTACTTTGAATTCATCTGATCTAGGATAGGATAAATAATACTATATTATGATAAACCTTGATGACCTATTGGTAATGTGGAAGAAAGATGCCGAGATTGATGAAATGAATCTCGACGAGGCTTCGCAGAAGACGGCTAAGGTCCACGCAAAGTACCTTGAGCTAATCTCAATCACGAAGCTGCAACTCAAGAAGAAAGAGCTTGACCAGAAAATCCTTCTCAAGGACAAATGGCTCTACTTCAATGGCAAGATGACGCAAGAAGAAATGACCGTCCGCGGTTGGCCATATGACCCATTCAATGGGCTTAAAATCATGAAGTCGGACCTTGAGTATTACTTTAACTCGGATACCGAACTTCAGAAGTCGGAAGAAAAAATCATTTACCTTAAGACACTGGTGGAAACCCTTGAAGAAATCATGGGTACACTCCGCTGGCGCCATACCCATATCAAGAACATGATTGATTGGCGGCGCTTCACATCCGGAGGTTAATATGTCCGACATTCTTAAAATCCGCAAAAAGAATGAGGTGTATATCCATATCGAGTGCGAACCATCAATCGCGAATGAGTTATCCGAATTCTTTACCTTTTTCGTTCCTGGCTATAAGTTCATGCCAGCCTACAAAAATAAGATATGGGACGGAAAGATTCGGCTTTTTGACGCTCGCCTAAAGACCATCTACGGCGGTCTTCTGCCTTACATCAAAGAGTTTGCGGAGACTCGTAAGTGTGAGATTGAGTATGTTGATGATCCTTACTACGGGCTACCTCATACGCAGGAACTCATCGAACCAAATGAGCTTGCCGAATTTATTGCCAGCCTGAATCTCTATGCCCACGGTAAGTCTATTGAGCCTCGTGATTACCAGGTCGAAGCCATTGCACACGCGCTTCGCCATTGGAAGACACTTTTGTTGAGCCCGACGGCTTCTGGTAAGTCACTCATTATCTATGTGCTGATCCGTTGGTACCTTTCTAAATACAATAAGAAAGTATTGCTAATTGTACCTACAACTTCGCTTGTGGAACAGATGTACAAAGACTTTGCCGACTACGCAACACTTGAAGAATCGTGGAGCGTCGAGGAAACCTGCCATAGAATCTATTCGGGCAAGGAGAAAATCAACATTAGTCAACGCGTCATTATTACTACATGGCAGTCCATCTACAAGATGCAAGCCACGTGGTTTGAGCCATACGGTATGGTGATGGGAGACGAGGCGCACAACTTTAAAGCTAAGTCTTTGGCTTCCATCATGGAGAAACTCAGAGATGCAAAGTTCCGTATTGGTACCACTGGTACACTGGACGGGACGCAGACACATAAGTTGGTCCTTGAAGGTCTCTTTGGTCCCGTCTATAAGGTAACTAGCACGAAGGAACTTATCGAACAGAATGCTCTTTCTGACCTTGACATTTCCGTGCTGTTACTGAAATACAGTGATGAGGTATGCCAAGCAGCAAAGCAGTTTGACTATCAAGCAGAGATCGACTTTATTGTTGCAAATGAGGCTCGGAATAAATTCATTCGGAACCTAGCTCTTGCTCAGGAAGGTAACACTCTTGTACTTTACAACTATGTTGAGAAACATGGGAAGCCTCTCTATGAGATGATTAATGAAAGGCTGAATGAAATGCCACGCCGCACGCGTAAGCTATTCTTTGTTTCTGGAAGTGTGGATACCGACGAACGTGAACGCATCCGTGCCATTACAGATATGCATGACGGTCTTGTAACGCTTCATTTTGGTAATATAAAAATTAAAACAAGCCCAACTGAACTAATACCTTTAACAAATAATTCATCAAAAATGGCAAAAATGATCACAGAATCCGATGATGTATTGGAATCTTGGATTTATAAACATTAGAATGTATAAATATATGAATGCCAGAATACACTCCGTATACTTATTTGATAGGATGGTCCAAACATAATAAATGGTATTACGGATCTCGATGTTCCAGAGTCCAAAGATGTTTGTACGAGAGTGGTTGCCATCCAGATGAATTATGGAAAACTTATTTTACTTCATCAAAACACGTTGCTGATTTTAGAAAAAAATATGGCGAACCAGATATTATTCAGATTAGACGTACATTTTTAAATGCCGATGACTGTTGCAAATGGGAGGCTAGAGTAATCACTAGACTTAAACTTTGTTCTAATTCTAAATGGCTTAATAGAGGTGCCGGAGGATTCTATGTTACTACTAAACCAAAATCCGAAGAACATAAGTCTAAACTTTCTGCTTGGCAAAGTGGAATTAAACGTGGAAAACCTTCAGAAGAGACAATTAAAAAAATATCGGATTCTACTAAAGGGTTGAAACGGTCAGCATTAACATGCGAAAAAATTTCAAAAGCGTCTTTAGGTAAAAAAAAGGGACCATGTTCAATAGACAGAGCTAATGCTATTTCTGATGGCTGGAAAAAAAGAACTGCCATTAATTGTCCATATTGTACTATGCAATCTATTAGCACAAGCGTAATGAAACGATGGCACTTTGATAATTGTAAATATAAAAATGAAACCAACTAAAATAGAATATCTTGCCAGTGATTGCATCATTGTTGCCAGTCTTGGTACTTTTTCTACTGGTATAAATATAAGAAACATTCATTCAATCGTGTTTGCTTCTCCTTCAAAATCTCAGATTCGTGTGCTTCAGTCCATCGGACGTGGCTTGCGTAAGTCCGATAATGGAGTCGCCACAAAGGTATTTGATATTGCCGATGACCTTCATTGGAAGAAGTCTCGTAACTACACACTGGATCATGCTGCTGAAAGAATTAAACTATACTCCAAAGAAAAGTTCAATTATAAAATCTATGAGGTCTCACTATGAGCATGTATGACCTTTGTATGATTCTAAAGCTCACCTCTGGTGATTCGCTTCTCTGTCAGGTTCTTTCTGATCAAGATGAAAACATCCTTATTCGGGACCCTCTTCAGATTAACATTATCAGTAATTCTACACCGGAAGGCATTAAGGCTTTAACCTATTATGCTCCATGGTTTCAAGGGACAGACTCAAGAATCCATATGATTCGGAAGATGCACATTCTAAGTGCTGCAATTCCAGATGAAACAACCAAGGAAGAATACGCAAGAATTGTGGCGCAGAGACACAACGAGGAAGTTCCGGAGCCAACAGGTAAGAAGAAAGAGGAGTCCTGGCTCGACCAATTGAATTTTAAGTTTAATTCGGACCAAGACCGGCATAAGAACTAGTATCCCTTAAGTTGAATAGAGATTCATTATAACAATGAATTTGGAGATGTAAACAACAAATTTGCGTTTACCTTTTATAAATGTTTAATCTTTTGTTATTTACAATATGCGACTAATGGTGTAATGTTATGAATAAGTAAAATTATGGAAACTATTACAAAGCCTTTAAAGCCCTCCAAAAGAGAAGGAATTCATTACGTTAACAACCGTGAGTTCTCACAGAACGTAGTTGATTATGTCAACTCGGTTAAAAAAGCCAAAGAGGCTGGCACGGAGATACCACGCATCACGGAATACATAGGGCGTTGCTTCCTCCGTATTGCAGAGGGTCTGTCTCATAAACCTAATTTTATCCACTATACCTACCGCGAGGAAATGGTAATGGACGGAGTGGAGAACTGCATTAAGGCCATCATGAATTACAATATTGAGGCTGCCACGCGCACTGGTTCTCCTAATGCCTTTGCCTACTTTACTCAGATCAATTACTATGCTTTCATCCGTAGAATCATGAAGGAGAAGAAGCAGCAAGACATTAAAACTCGTTACATCGAGCATGCAGGTATTACCGATTTTATGTCGGAGAGCTTGAACGGTTCCGAATTCACTTATGGTGTGGAGACGGGTTTCATTGATGTCCTCAAGAATAGAATTGATAAGGTAAAAACAGTAGATAAAGCAGTAAAGGAATTTAAAAAGAAGGAAAAGACGGAACTTGAATTCTTTATGCCCGAAGTATGAAAATAGCCGTACTAAATGATAGCCACACCGGTGCCAGAAATGCTTCAGGTATCTTTCTCGACTACTTTGCCAAATTCTACAATGAAGTGTTCTTTCCTTATTGCGACAAGAATGGCATTAAACAGATTCTTCATCTTGGTGACTTCTATGATCATCGAAAGTACATTAACTTTACTGCGCTGAACCATAACCGTAAGACCTTTCTGGAGCCCATGGTCGAACGGGGAATGATGATGGACATTATTCCTGGTAACCATGATGTGGTGTACAAGAATACGAATGACCTTTGCTCGCTGAAAGAGCTCCTTGGTTACTTTGTGAATAACATCAATATCATTATGACACCACGGGTAATGCAGTATGGCTCCTGCAAGATTGCAATGCTTCCATGGATCAATCCAGAGAACCATGCAGAGTCAATGAATTTTATTCAGACCTGTGATGCTCCCATTCTGGGAGCTCACTTGGAACTTGCGGGCTTTGATATGCAACCCGGTGTACAAGCGACCCACGGCGAATCTGCCGATGTATTTAAACGCTTTGAAGCGGTACTTTCGGGACACTACCATACTAAATCGACCAAGGGCAATGTCCACTATCTCGGTACACAGTTTGAAATGACGTGGGCAGATGTGGATGACCCAAAGTATTTCCATGTGTTTGATACGGAGACTCGGGAAATTACTCCCGTGAGAAACCCTCTCACGATCTTCTCAAAGTTCATGTATGATGAGAAATATGACGTTGATGGTATTGATGTAAGTACCTTTGATCATCACTTTGTTAAGGTCGTGGTTAAATCAAAGAAGGACCTCTTTAAGTTTGACCGATTCCTTGATCGGCTTCAGAAGCGTCCGATTCACGAAATTAAGATTGCCGAAAACTTTGACGAATTTTTGGCTTCCAATGTTGAGCAGGATGCGTTAGAGTCTATATCGGATACCGGAGAGTTGTTAAATACTTATGTCGACGCAGCAGAAACATCCCTCAATAAGGATGCGCTAAAGTCAAAACTAAGAGAACTCTACGCCGAAGCTCAAAATTTAGAAATAGTATGATTGTTTTCAAGTCTCTTAAATACAAAAACTTCCTTTCGACGGGTGATTACTTTACCAGCATCGACCTATTGAAAAGCCCCACCACGCTTATTGTGGGGCACAACGGTTCGGGTAAATCTACGATCCTTGACGCACTCTCATTTGCGCTCTTTGGTAAACCTCACCGCGACATTAATAAGCCACAGTTGGTCAATTCAATTAACAATAGAGATTGTATCGTTGAGGTGGAGTTTAATGTCGGTCCAACTGCCTTCCGTATTGTCCGCGGTCTGAAACCTGGCATCTTTGAAATCTACCAGAACACCGTCCTTATCAACCAGGAGTCACATAGTCGTGACTACCAGAAAATCCTTGAGCAAAACATCCTCAAGCTGAACCATAAGTCGTTCCACCAGATTGTGGTACTCGGTTCATCTTCTTTTGTTCCTTTCATGCAGTTACCCAATAATGCGCGCAGAGAGGTGATTGAGGACCTATTGGACATTAACATCTTCACCAAGATGAACATTGTGCTTAAAGAGCGCAGTGCCAAGCTAAGAGAACTGCTCACCAACACCAACTATGAAATTGATCTTGTTCGTGAAAAAATTAAGATGCAGGAGAAGTACATTGGTGACCTTAAGAACCTAGATGCCGAGAATGTCGCAAAGAATGTGATACAGATTCAAGAGCTTCAGAAGGAGATTGATGAACTTATATCGGAGAACGATGGCATCAATAAGACCATAGGTACCAACCTTGATACCGTAAAGAAAGAATCACTCAGGCTCACAAACACAAAGAATAAGTTGGCGACGTATCAGACCCAGATCGAAGCTAAGATTAAAGCATTGGTCCGTGACGCCAAGTTCTATGAGGAGAACAATAATTGCCCAACGTGTTCTCAGGTGCTCAATGCTGCATTTAAGGAAGAAAAGCTGGGTAAGGTAAAACTAAAGAACGATGAACTGTCTCAAGCAAGAAATGATCTTATTAATGAGTTGAATACTGTTAGCAATGGAATTAATGCTACTGCCGAAAAGTTGAATGATTATTCAAAGCTGAATAACATAATCCTTTCGAACAATATGACGGTGTCTTCAATCCAGAAGCAAATTAAACTACTGGAAGCTGAATCTGCCAAGAGTAAGAATACCGACATTGCTTCTGCTGAAAACGCACTCTCCGCTTTAAATTCAAATTCGGGTGAACTGAATGACCGCCGCGCCGGTTATTATGAGGAAGGTACTTACAATCAAGCCATCTCCGAAATGCTGAAGGACACTGGCATCAAGACCAAGGTCATTCGTCAGTACCTCCCGGTAATGAATAAGCTCATTAATGGCTACCTTCAGGTATTGGACTTCTTTGTTTCATTCAATCTTGATGAAGCCTTCAATGAGACCATTCGTTCACGCCACCGCGATGACTTCTCCTATGCTTCCTTTTCGGAAGGCGAGAAACAACGGATCGACCTTGCCCTTC